CTTGCTACTATCGACCTGTCCAATGCCTCAGATACCGTGTGCTGGGTGCTCGTCGCACTCCTGCTCCCATCCGATTGGTACGAACTCCTTAATTCGCTTCGCTCCCGTTTTACCCTAATGGAAGGTAAGTGGACGAAGCTGGAGAAATTCTCATCGATGGGTAACGGTTTTACGTTTGAGTTGGAGACCTTGATTTTTCGGGGTCTCGCTGAATCCATCTCCCTCCTTCGGGGGGTCGATGGTGTTATCAGCACGTTCGGTGACGACATTATTGTCCCGACGTCAATATCTTCAGACGTAATTGCTGCTTTAGTGTTCTTTGGATTCTCTCCTAATAGGTCTAAGACCTTTACAAATGGAAGATTCAGGGAAAGCTGCGGGGGTGACTTCTTCGATGGCGTGTCTGTACGACCGTTTCATCAAAAGGAGAACCCTTGTGAGCCTCACCACTATATCGCGTTGGCTAATAAATTGCGTCGGTTTGGGAGAACCTACAGGGCGGCGACATTCGCTGATCCTGATAGTCCTATACCTTTTCGCACTAGTTGGCTTAGAATCCTTGATGCACTTCCCTCGAATATCAGGGCCCTTCGGGGCCCCGAACATCTTGGGGATCTCGTCATCCATGACGAGGAGATGCACTGGAGATTTACAACGCGTAGCAGCCGTCGGTACTTCCGAGTGTGGCGCCCAGTTTCACATGGATTTGTTGACTGGCACCACTTCAGACCCGGAGTACTTTTGGCAACCGCCTTATATGTCAGCGAGCGATCGTTGGGGAATCAAACCCTCAGATGCTTGTTTGACTACCGGTTCGACTGGACGTCGGACGATGACAAATCGTCACTCGAGTTCGTTAGTCACCACCTTGCCAGCAAGGGCTTCAAGCCTTTGCTCAAAAGGGGTGCTAGCTACGTCTCGGGTTACCGGTTCGGGCAGATAGCGTGGTCGTAGTCTGCGACCAAGTAGGGCGCCTAGCGGCGTAACCTACACAGAAGGCCCCTCGCGGGGATATATCGAAAGGAG